TTCAGTACACGCCAGAGGAAGAGGCTGCGGCGCTCGCTTATGCTGCGTCTCTGCCGCCTGAACCTGAGCCCGCCAAGCCGACGCTGGAGGAGCTTCAGGCGCAGCTTGCGGCTATCTCGGCGCAGATGCAGAAACTGGCGAACGCCTAAACGAAAGACCCCAGCCGATTAGGGCTGGGGCAAGTGTTTCGAACAAATCACTGAAGGGGTTGGGCTACGCAGGCGGCTAACGCAAAACTATCGCCGCATGTAAGCCAAAGACCATTCCTTGACCTAATTAGTGTCTCATGGCGACTTGGAATCCGCAACAGCCACCTGTTTCGATTTGGGTGGCAAGTAACAGAGTTTTGCATGTGATGTGCAGTAAGCCCCCCGCTTGCGTTCATGGCCGCAGTACCTCACAGACACGGCAGTGTCCGTGCTGATGATATAACGGCATGAATTGTACCGCAGTTCATCCATACGGACCCCGCTTGATCTGATCCGCATTGGTTCATGCCAAACGAATGGAGCCCCATCGGCCATTGCCGCTCCTTAGCCTTCGTGAGGCGTTGCGGTTGGATTAGAAGCAGCGAACTGTTCAGCCATCTTCGCGAACTCGCTGTCTATTCCATGGAGAACGGCATCAATGTCATTGGCTATGGCAGGCTGCTCAATAAGCTCCCCCGCAAAAGCTAGGTAGTTGACGCCGTCTATGTAGTGGTCTGGGTTCCTGCGGTCAGCGCCAAGCCGAGATAGCTTCACTGCATGTAGGACAAGCGCAACATCATGCGCTGTTAGTTGAATGCCGGTTATGAGCGTTGCTATTTGAGCCACACGTTCCATACCAACCCTCATATCTCCATATTGCGGATTCCGTTCGTTAAAAACTCGGGCGGCTTGATGCATGATGTCACGATATTCCATAGTTCTTCTCCTCATTCAAAGAAGGGTTTAATTTTGCCAATCATCTGGCAGTTGATGATGACTTCGCCTCGATCCTCATAAAGACGCGAGCCATCAAACTTCTTTTTTGCATTGAACTCACGCGCTACGATGTAATCGTTCTCATGCAGCAGCTTCAACAACTCGTTGAAGTTTTTGACATCGACTGCCGCATAGATGTTTTGAAAAGGCAGAAGAATGTTCTCATCCTCTCCAAGTGCTGGCTTCGCTCTTACTGACTGAGCCAAATTTACTGTAAAAACAAAATTCACGGCTCTCTCCTTACTATGGTGCCATCCATCTTGCGCTTGAACTTGGAACTTCGACCAAGCGGCATTGGTGATCGCGACTTCTTAGCTCCAACATGCTTCTGATGGATTCGCTTCACCTTGGCGATCAGGGGCATATCAACAGTGCTAGTATGAACCCGGTGGCACTTCCTATGAGCAACCAGCCAATTGCTCTCATCATCTCGTCCACCAGCTTCAAGAGGTATTTCATGACTGACATCCCAATCCTCTCCGGGCACCACCTTCATGCTGCATAGGTGGCACATCCCGCCACGCGACAAGAAGATGTCGGCCCGCATCTTTGCTGTTATGCGGACCCGCTTCATTGCACTGTTCCAAAATTTTCGGCATCGGTGATTACCATCGCCTCCAACCCATAAGCAGATGTAATCGTGTGTTTCATAAACATGACCATCAGGGGGATGCCGACTTCCGGATCTACAGACTTAATCATTTCTCCCATGATAGTGCCAAAGATTTCCTCGACCATTGCAAAGTCGCAGCCATCAACGACGTCCCCAACTTGATCAAGCAGTTTCATCGTTTTTTTTGCACGTTGTTTTTTAGTCATCTTTTCCATGTCACAGCCTCATTTCTGCTCGTTTGGTTGCATTATGTGATTGCCATTCATTGAATCGCATTCGTATGTATTCAAGCTGCACTTTAAACAATGCAGCCCGCTCGCGCGCCTTCACCATCTTGGTGACAAACTCTAACCACTCTTCAGATGACTTCACGTTGAGTTCTGCGCGGTTCACTGGCATGTCGCCTTGCGCGGACATCATGCGGGCGAGAACTGCGCTCTTGGTTTCCTCCAGCAGGCTTGCTGCGGAATCCGCATCCACCCATTTTTTGGCTACAATGCGAAACTGTTCGCTAAGGGGCTGGTCTTCATTCATTGATGTCTCCATAGAGTACAAGAGCGTCAGTCATGTCGATGTAAGCGTTGAGGCGCACTGCACTGCCTCCATTGATAGTTGCCTGTGTTCTGGTGTGTTCCGTCCTTATGTCTGCTACCCATCCCTTGCCGGGTGCCATCAGCGTCTTGACTAACAGCACATCGGCTTCGGGGAAATATAGGAATCCGACAAGCTTGGTTTGCAGGGCTTGTGCGATCTCTGAGGCGTCGTCGAGCTTCTTCTGGGTTACTAGCCAGCGCTTCTCATAGGTCACATTGAAATCGAGGACAGTCATGCCCGGCCTCGACTTCTGCTCCACAACGCCAAGGATCTTGCCATTCTTGACGAGGACCGCATCGACAACGCACGGCGTGTCTTTGTCGGTAGAGGCGTAGATTATATCGGGGTAATGGGAGGACCAGATCTTTACGGCCCGGTCCTCCCACTTCCTCGACTCCTGCCCCCTAGGAGTGAGGATGTCCATCAGAAGGGGAGACTGTCGTCTATTTCTTCTGCGGTTGAACGAGCCGCAGGGCGAGGTGCGCTACGCGAGACCTGTTGCGCGCCCTCGCGCTGCTCCGGTGGCTTGAGAAACAAGCGCACCTTGCCTTCCTTATCTGGGATAGGAAGTGCAATAAGTTCCAAACTGTATGTATCGCCGTTCTTGCTTTGGAACATCGTGCCGATCTTGGTGAAGAAGCTTTTCTCATCACCATTGCGATCAACATATTTGCTAACTGTAAGTGCATCATAACGATTAGCCATTGACGGATTCTCCTGCTGCTAGTTTTTTCCCGTGGTTGACGAAGGCGGTATAGAGCAACTGATATTCCTCAGTGCCGTCAACGAGACCCACGCTGCTACGGAACTCGGCGGTCTGTCTCCACCATTTACGCAAGGCAACGGTGGTCTGCATGCGAAGGATTTCTTCGATCATTGCTTTGAGATCTGTAGGCTGAAGCTTTTCAGGCGGCGCTTCAACTACCTGACGCTGCTCTTTGTCGTAGAGTGCAAGACCAAACGGATTCCCAAAGGTCATTAGCGCCCGCTTCATCGCGTCAGTCTCAGCTTCCTTAACAGCGCTTTCGTGAGCGAGGCCACAGTCAGCATCAATTCCGTGCCCAGAACCCATACCATCCCGAATAACATCCCCAACAATAACACGCACACGCACGACATAACTAACAGCCCACCCATCCCGGCCATCGCGACCAATTTTACGCGGTCGCTCATTGACGAGTCGAAGCTCGACCGTCTCTCGATGCCATCCATCGAAACCGAAAATGCGATTAGCCTCCGCGATTGCATGCCAGCCCTCGATGTATGAGAATTTCCTGCCCGATTGCTCACGCTCTTTCACGAACGCACGATCTAGTGGCGCTGCTAACGCGCTATTTATCTGTGCTGAGAACATTAGCCGATCCTTAAAGTTTCGCTGCCATTATCGAGGACCGCTCCGGGCACCTCTTCACCAGCGTTGATTGCATCTTTGATGGCCGTCTTGGAAATCTCGCGCTTGAAGCGGCAGTAAGCGTCAGGGACGAGCGTTTCGTCTATGACCTGTACGGCAGGGCCTCTGCGCGTGATGCTGACTGTAGCCTCTGGCAGCGCGATCTTGCGTAGGTCTGCGCGTTGGAGGACTTCCATCATTATGTCGCGTAGTGACGTTTGCCTTGACCGAAACATTGAGCGCCGCGCCGAGAGCTTTTCGATTCTCTCTTTGACGGCTTCAATCAGTTCGTCGGCTTGACGCTCTTCGTTCAGCAGGCGTTCCATGATCGCATGGAGATCGGTGCTGCCCTCCAACATGTCGGCCCGTAGATCGACATCTTCGGCAAGTTCAGGGTGCCTATCTAAAAGCAAGCTGATCTGTATCTTAAGCTGTTCAATGTTTGGTTTCATGTCGTCCTCATCCGATGACGAATCGAAAGTATGGCGGATGGGGACAGCGGTCAAGCAAGCGGTTGACTGCATCCACAGGCCAGATTATTTTGGTCCACATGAAACAGTTTGATCCAATCCTCCTCGATGTCTTCCGCGCTTACGGCACCCAGACCAAGCTTGCCAAAGAGCTAGGCGTCACCCGTCAAGCCATCTCCAAGTGGAAACATGTGCCGCTCAAGTATGTGCGGCGCTTGTCGCAGTTCACCGGGCTTTCGCCTGCCGTTTTGAGGCCCGACATCTATGACGGCATCTGATCCGCCTCGAATAACGACGACACCTATGGAGGTTCTGCGGCTCTTCCTGCGCGGCGCGGATACCGTAGACATTGCAGAACGTTATGGAATCCGAGAGCATGAGGCCTACAGGCTTCTGCGGTTTGCTTTAGAGGCAAGGAAAATGGGTCATGTTGCAGATCGAGATCCCATTCCCGCCCAGCATGAACCGCCTGTGGAGGGCTACTAAGGGGGGCGGCGTCTACAGGTCGCCAGAGTACACCAAATGGAAAGAAGTAGCCTGCTGGGCTATTGCTGCCCAATGTAGGGCCGGTCGCATCACTGGCCCCTTTAAATTGACGATGCTGGTGGTCGCGCCTGATAAGCGGCACCGGGATCTTGATAACCTCTTCAAGGCCTCGCTTGATGCGTTGGCGGCTGCTGGGGTCATAGCCAACGACCGGCATTGCCGGTGGATTGAGGCGCGCTGGGTCGAGGACGGCGCTCCTTGTACGATTATCCTCGATGACTTAGGGGAACAAGCATGAACGACATCATCGGAGATAACGCAGCCAAGGATGTGGTCTCGATCATCGATCGCATCGAACGGCTGGAAGACGAAAAGAAGCAGATCGCGAACGACATCAGCGACATCTACAAGGAATCCAAGGGCCGGGGCTACGACGCCACTGCGCTGAAGGAGATCATCAAGATCCGCCGGGAAGATCCCAGCAAGCGGGAAGCTCGCGAGAGCATGGTTGATGTTTACATGCGCGCAATCACGCGCTGGGAAGACACGCCTTTGGGCCGGGCGATGAAAGACGATTGAAAAAAGTTATCCACAGGGGTGCATGACAGGTTGACATGCACCCCGATTCGGAAGTAACTTCTGTTCATGGGGTTGGATTACCCCAGACAAACAGGAGCAAGACAATGAGCAACATCAACACCCTCGCTGACCGCTACGCCGCCATCAAGGCTGAGATCGACGGTCTGACCCGCCTGCTGGACGAAGTGAAGGCCGAGATCAAGGCTGCTGGTCAGGAAGAAATCGTTGGCGAGCGCAACATCGTCACCCTCTCGCTCTCCGAGCGTTCCACCCTTGACACCAAGGCTGTGAAGGCCCTCCTCACCGAGCAGCAGATTGCTGACTGCACCAAGGTCGCGCTGGTCGAGACCATTCGCGTCAAGGCTGTGAAGGCCCCCGTGCTGGCCTGATAAAAATAGGGAGCATGACAGGTTGACATGCTCCCGAATCATCTATAGGGTACATTCATCGGGTTGGACTACCCGACAACAGCAGGAGCCCAGCATGCTTATCGTGACTAACGCCAACGGCACCATCGAGAACACCGAAGTCTCCATGACCCGCGCCGAGCTGATCGAAATGATCGCCGATGGTTGCTTCAACCGCGAGCCCATCGACAAGATCGTCGAACTCAGCACTGGCCTCCTCGGCATCGACGTGACCGCCGA